ATAGCAGACACGCTTAAAAACCAAAACCCTAAGACATATAAAGAGGCACTAATAAACGACCTAATAGACATAGTAAGCAAGTGGGAAGATAACACATTAGAAAACTTTATAAACACAAGATTAAAGGTATACAACAAACTAATAGAAACTACTAAACCACAAAAGAAAATAAAAGAAGTAAAAGGTGCTACATTAAACAGACCTGTTAAAAACCCTGTACTATGCTAATAACAAACGAAGATAATATGGAACTAATGGCAAGGTATGAGGATAACTACTTTGACCTTGCTATTGTAGACCCGCCTTATGGTATAAGTATAAATAAGCAATCACAAGGCAAGGGGGGTGGTGTTGCTAAAAAGATAGATTATACAAAAAAAGATTGGGATAGTGAAGCACCAAACAAAAATTATTTTATTGAATTATTTAGAGTTAGTAAAAATGTTATTATTTGGGGTGCTAATTATTTTATTGAAAACATACCAAACGCTAATAGTAGTTGTTGGATTGTTTGGGATAAAGATAATGGAGCTTCAGATTTTGCAGATAGCGAATTAGCTTACACAAATTTTAAAACAAGCGTAAGAAACTATAAATGTAAATGGGCTGGTATGTTGCAGTATGATATGAAAAATAAAGAAAAAAGAATACACCCAACACAAAAACCTATTAGATTATATGAATGGCTTTTAATGAATTACGCAAAAGAGGGCGATAAAATTTTAGATACACATTTAGGTAGTGGCTCAATAGCAATAGCTTGTCATAATTTAGGATATGATTTAACAGCTTGTGAATTAGATAAAGAATATTACGATGCAGCTATAAAAAGAATAGAGCAACACAAAGCACAACAAAGGTTATTCTAAAAAAAAATAATTCTGTTTATATATTATTGAATAAACAATCTTTTTCAAATATGGACGGAAGAAAAAATAATGGTGGTGCAAGAGAAGGCGCAGGAAGAAAACCAAAGGCACAGGAACAAAAACTAATAGAACGCTTAGATGCTATAATAGACAAAGACGAAGCATTGGCAAAGTTAGGCGAGTTAGTAGCTAAAGGCGATATGAGAGCAGTACAACTGTATTTAAGCTATCGTTATGGCAAACCAAAGGAAAGTGTAGACATAAACAGTTCAGAGGGCTTAAACATCAATTTTAGAGATTTAATTAAATTCGTAGACTAACGATTGATTAACGTACATAGCAAATACAAAACTATTGTAGGCGAAAACAGTAGGTATTACATTGTAAGTGGTGGGCGTGGGTCTGGAAAATCATTTTCAGTAAACGCCCTTTTGGTAATGCTAACATACGAAGCAGGACACACGATACTATTTACACGCTATACCCTAACATCTGCATACATATCCATCATACCAGAATTTATAGATAAGTTAGAACTGTTTGGGTTTACACAACACTTCCACATAACTAAAGACGAGATAATAAACAAACAGACAGGAAGTAAGATAATATTCAGAGGTATAAAAACATCAAGTGGCGACCAAACCGCAAACCTAAAATCATTACAGGGCATTACAACTTGGGTAGTTGATGAAGCTGAAGAACTAACAGACGAACAGAAGTTTGACACTATTGATTTATCAGTAAGACAACAAGGCAAACAAAACAGGGTTATCCTAATACTAAACCCAACAACTAAAGAGCATTTTATATACAAACGTTTCTTTGAAGATAGAGGGGTGCAAGAGGGTAGCAATATAACCAAAGGAAACACAACCTATATACATACCACATACTTAGACAACATAGACAACCTATCTAAAAGCTACATAGAGCAGATAGAACAAATGCGACAACGTAGACCAGAGAAGTACAAACAACAAATGTTAGGTGCGTGGCTAAACAAAGCAGAGGGGGTTATATTTAATAATTGGACTATTGGCGAGTTTAAGCGTAAAGGTGTATCAGTATGGGGTCAAGATTACGGATTTGCAGCAGACCCAACAACACTAATAGAAACAAACATAGATACAAGCACTAAAACAATATACCTAAGAGAATGTGTGTACCTACCAAGATTAACCACTTCACAAATAGCTGAACTAAATTTAAAACACGCAAGAGATGGTTTAATAATAGGGGATAGCGCAGAGCCACGACTAATCACAGAAATAAAAGCAAAGGGGTGTAATGTAAAGCCATCAATTAAAGGACAAGGAAGTGTAACGTATGGTATATCTCTTTTGCAAGATTACGACCTTGTTGTAAGTTCAGAAAGTACAAACCTCATCAAAGAACTAAATAACTATCGTTGGTTAGAACGCAAATCAAACACACCAATAGACAAGTATAACCACCTTATAGACGCAGTTAGGTATGCAGTAGGGTATCAATTACAAAACCCAAATAGAGGTAAGTATATTGTTCACTAACCTGTAGGAAAAAATTTTCGTAAAGTTTTCGTAAGTTTTTTGTTTAAAATTTGTTTATAATTAAAATAATGTTGTATATTTGTAATGTAAAACAATAACAAAAACAATTATGAAAGCAACAACAGAACTTAAATTAGCAACAGCAGTATATTACACAGGTTTATTAAACGACTCTAAAATAGCTTTATTTAAAGGCGATATAGAAACATATGATAAGCTACAAGCTAAAGCAAAAAAACTAAAAAGCTTATACAGGTAAACAACACAAACACCCTCACAAATAGTGGGGGTTTTTTTATGCCTAAAAATATTTAAAAACGTTTATATATTAATATGAATGTTAATTTAAGAATACCGACAACCCTAAACGAGATAACTTTAGGACAGTATCAAGAATATGCAAAGTTAGAGGGATTAAGCGAAACAGACCTACAACTAAAGACCATTGAGATATTTTGCAACGTGCCACCAATAGTGGTGCGCAATATGAAAGCTACAGACATAGTAGAGATATGTAGTATCATTAGCGGTATGTTCGACACTAAGCACCAATTAATATCTATGTTTAAATTAAACGGTGTTGAGTATGGGTTTATTCCAAGTCTGGAAGATATGAGTTTTGGCGAGTATGTGGACTTAGATACCTTTATTGGCGATAACGATAATTTGCATAGAGCAGTAAACGTACTATACAGACCAATAGAACACAGACAGGGCAATAGATACACGATAAAAGAGTATGACCCTAACACAAGTGAAATAGCAAAGGATATGCCTTTAGATGCTGTATTAGGTGCGGTTGTTTTTTTTTACAATTTAGGCAAGGACTTATCGATAGCTATGCTGAATTGTTTGGACAAGAAGAACGAGCAGACCTTAGCGGAGTATCTAACTTCAATGCCAAATGGGGGTGGTACAATTCAATCTATGGACTATCTAACGGAGATGTTACAAAATTTGAACATATCACTAAATTAGGAGTACACGAATGTTTGACATTTCTAACATACACTAAAGAAAAAAACGAAATAGAAGCAAGACAAATAAAAAGTAAATTCAAATGAGCCAAACAGGAATAAGAGGTTTTTACCTACTAACAGAAACGATTAAAGACCAACTACTTGGCGATGTAAATGTAAACACCGTCACAACAGGCGATATATACGACATAGATTTAGCTAAGCAAAGTATATTCCCACTTAGTCATATAATCATAAACAACGTCACAACACAAGAGCAGGTACTAACGTTTAACATTAGTATTTTGGCTATGGACATAGTAGACGAGAGTAAAGAAGCTACAACAGATATATTCAGAGGGAACAACAACGAACAAGATATACTAAACACACAATTAGCTGTTCTAAACAAATTAGTAATGGTACTTAGAAAAGGCACACTATATTCAGACCAATACCAATTAGATGGCGATGCAACATTAGAGCCATTTTACGAAAGGTTTGATAATCGTTTAGCAGGTTGGAGTGCAACGTTTAATGTGTTTGTTAAGAACGATATTGATATATGTTAGCAGATAAGTATTTAAGAGATGAACTAAATAAGTTTGCTAAGTACGTTATACAACAAAGCCGAAGCAACTTAACTAAGGGCAAAAAGAACGCTTCTAAGGAACTTTACAATAGTTTAGGGTACGATATATCACAAAAAGGCGATACAACGTCTATGGCGTTTAAAATGGCTGATTATGGCACATACCAAGACAGAGGGGTAAGCGGAACAGAAAAGAAATACAACACACCTTATTCCTATACAACTAAAATGCCACCAAGAAAAGCATTTGACAAATGGATAGTTAGGAAGGGTATTGCACCAAGAGGTAAAGGCGGTAAGTTTTTAAGTAGACAAAGTTTACAATACTTAATAGCAAGAGCAGTATATAAGAAAGGAATAAAACCGAGTTTGTTTTTCACGAAGCCATTTGAAGCAGCGTTTAAGCGTTTGCCAGATGAATTAGTAGAAGCGTACTCAATAGGATTAGAGAAACAAATACAACTGAATATAAAGAAATGAAAATAAACGCAAGAAGCCCATACTACATAACCCTAAGCGCTACCAACTTAACACAGGTAGATATGGAACTATATGTATATACAGGAACGCAAACAACCGATAGAAGCAATTTGTTTACATTAACATCATTTGCTGTA